AGGATCTTGTACGATAAGCTGAGCAACGCGTGATACTTCTTGCTGGTATGCACGTTCGGCGGCAAAAGAATAAGAACCTTACTGACCTTGGGTAGGAGCAACTGAATAACCGGCATTACCGCCACTGCCACCACGGTTCCCTAAACGCAGCTCAGCGTCACGGTAAGACTCACCTCGCTTATCTTTGGGAGGGATTGCACCCCACTGTGGTTTTTGTGCTGTATCTCCACCAAGAGATAACGCAGTGCCGAGGGCTCCAAGGATACCGCCACCAGCAAGTTGAGCCGCAGACATGCCTCGATTAAGTAAGGCACCGGCAGCAGGTGTAGCCTGTCGTAAGGTAAGCCCTGCAGCACTACCACCAAAACGACTTGCTAATCCTGGAATAGCAGAAATACCGCGAAGAAGTGCCGGGTTCATAATTACCTCCAAACCTCATGTAAATAAAGACGTGAGCCAACAGCTGTGTCGGCAGGGCCAGGTAATGCCTGGATAAATTCAGCACCAGAGCGTTCGTAACGGTAACGAGCCTGGAACGGATCCTTGTAGTTAGGGACGTAAAGAATGCCAGCCAAACGATTTGTTTCGTAGAGATAAATCTCATCCCAAACTTTTAACGCTTCCTTGGCATTACTCGACCGAATAGTACGGTCAACGTCGCCAGCAATACTTTCAAGTCGAGTAGAAGGCGAGGTGGCAACCTCAGTCTTTTTCTCGGCGGTATCACAACGGCCAATTTGAATTGTGATTTTATCGTAGAAGTACGAATCCGGGACAGTGTTCAGGGCCTCTTCCAGACGTGCGTAATCGCCCGCCGGAACAGAGACCGTGAAATAGCCCAGGTGATACCTGACCCTACTTTTGTCAAAGTCAGATAACTGCACTTCTAACTTGCGTATCTTTCAATTATAAATGCAAAGAATCCCTTAAAACTTAACCTTGGTAGGGATTTGAGTTGATGTATTGTTCCAACATTTCTTGAGCCAAGCTACGTCTAGGGGCCATGGCAGAAGCTGCCATTTGTTCAAACATTGATTGTTGTAAAGTCTTTTGTTTGGGTTGTACCAGGGATGCCCCATACATCATGGCTTGCACAAAAGAATCCATATTGGATCCAGTGTTTTGTGCGTTGGACGTTGGCGTTTGATTACTTGCAAATTCGGCAGCCTTGCCAAGGCTTGCCATGTGTCCAATACCAACTTCGTATTTGTTATCTCCCGTTTTAAATGTTGCCAGATTTCCGTAACCCCCTTGGTTAGCAAGAGGTGTAAATTTGCCTGCACCTTCCATGTATACAGGCGTTCCTTCGGGAAGGGCCCAGTCTTCCCCTTGGTGGAAAGAAGATGCCCCAGCAGTAGGTGCGGTGCGAGGACCAAATTTAGATGTAACAGCTACGTTGGAAGCTGGATTTAAAACTAATTGCCCTTTCTCATTTTTGATAATTGCAGGAACCCTTTGCTCGCCAATACGTAAACCAGTTAATGCACTGCGAATAGTACTTGGGTCAATGTGTTTTCCCGTACCAAGATCTCTTACGTATATATGACCATGGGGACCAGTGGAGGTTCCGGTACTGCCAATATTTCCTAAGAATGAAATGCCTGCCATTATTCTTTTATTTTTAATTTTAAGACTAAAAAACCCCTGGTTTCCCAGGGGCTAATAGGAGATAAGTTAAACGCGGACTAGGTCGGCAGCAAGTACGGAATCCCAGTCAACCCTTTTGATTTGCTTTAACTGCTCGAGGCTGTTAAATCTCTCACCCGATAAGGACATCTGTAGATCTTTGATCTCTCGGGCAGTCTTCAGTCCAATGCCTTTAATATGATCTGCGATCATTTGGGCGGTGGCCGAGTTGATATTCAAACGGTGGTCTGGGGGGAAGGTCCGTGGCTCTTCTTGTGCCGCCTTATCTTTGACTTGAAGAGCAGTCACTTTTTTAGTAGCCTGCTCGTCAGGGATAAGTTCGGTTTTGTAAGCAGTGTAAAGGCGACCGTCCTGATCTTCGACCATGAACCAATCGCCATTGTCCCATTCACTTACAATCTTGACGCGAGCGCCTGTTTTTTTATGCTGATGAAGAATCATAAAGACCAGATTTTCTCTCTGGTCTTATATTAACCTAATCAGCTAACAGTGCGGCCAGTCAGGTAGCCATCGATGTCCTCATAACCAGGGGCATCATCAGGCTGGATGTAGCACACTTCCACAACCAGATAACCAGTGCGGCCAGCAGCAGCATCAGCGGTCGAGATGTAGAAACCACCGGAAGTAGAGGTGTCGTTAGCAGCACCTTTGGCAAACACTTTCAGAGTGACGCCAGTGGTAGCAGCGTAGTAGCACACACCACCGGAGACGCCAGGAGCGCCGGTAGTAGTGATGAACGGATTGGTACCAAAGGCTTGGTTACCACCAGCGAAGTAAATCTTGGTGGCGGCGTCACCAGACACAGTGGAGGTCAGGTTGGCTTGAATCACGCCTTCGCCAACGCCAGAAGCGGCAGTGGGGCCGCTGGAGTCGCGACCGAAGGAGATGATGTTACCAGTGGCGGCATACACACCGGAAGCCACGCGACCATCACCCCAGCCAGAAGCAACGGAGATGGCGGTGCGATACACAAAAGAAGGCTGGACGGTGGTACCAGAGATCACCATGCCAGTGATGTCGGTACGGGTGTCATCCTGGCGGTAAGGCGAAGGAATGATCACGTTGCCGGTAGCAACAGGAGTGCCAGAGGTGGCGGTAACGGCCACGTAACCACGCTGCTGGAAATAACGGTAGCCAGGGGTAGCCAGCACCGAAGTGGGGCCGCCCTTGGAACCATCATTGACGCCATCAGCAGAAGCATCAATGTTCTTGTACCAACCGTTCAGAGGCTCTGCCCAGTTACCCGGGTAGATTTTTTTGGAAGATAAATAGGTCATTTATTTCTCCTAAGTAATTTATTTATTGTTATCAGATGATGCCGTCGTCTTGCAGGAAGCTGAAGGCGGTGGTCACGAAATCTTTGTTCAGGATCTCGAAGCCAGCGTACAGTTGCCAAATCAGGATGATAAAACGGCTGAAGTCGTCGTTGTTGTTAATCAGCACCTGAGCATTGGGGCCGCCGATACCCACGCCAATGGCCTGAGGACCGAAGAAGTAACCCTGAGCAACTTCGTAAGAAGTGTAGTTGGAGCTACCGCCAATGTTAAGGTCAGCAGTGATGCTCTTGGTCGGGAAGTTGGTCGACTCGAAGAACTTGACGCCTTCAAACTGCACGCCGGTGGGCATGACAGGTTCACCAGCCAGGAAGTAACCTTGGCCGGCTTGGGGGCCCTGGTAGAAGCTGGCGTTGTTAGGCAGCATGGGGTTGCCCATGTACATGCCTTGGCCGGGGTTACCAGAGTAACGAGCGATCTCACGGAAGTCGGGGTCACGACGCAGGTGCATCATGAAAGTAGGATCGCAAATGCAACGATACAGACCATCAGCGAAGGTCGGCACGTTGCGCTTACGCAGATCCTTAACAACGGTCAGCAGGTCGGTACGCACCTGGAACTGTTGCACTTGAGCTTCGTACTGAGCCTGGGTGTAGGATACACGACCAGAGGCGTCCTTAACTTTACCGCCGGGGAAGTAGTAACCACCTTGGGTAGAGGAAGCAACACCGTTAGCTTCGGCTTTGGCCAGTTCGTCAATAAAGACGCGGTCGCGCCAACGACGGTAGTCATCAAGCAGCGTCAGGCTACCGATGGACTGGTGGAACATGTTAAGGTTCCCAGAGTCCAGCAGCAGGCGCTGAGCGGTGATCAACGTCTCCCGAGCAATTTTAAAAGTGCTGGGCTGGGTGGGATCGCCGGGGTCCGCAGGACCGGTGTATTCCTTAAGCACCACCAGAACTTTTTCCTTGGTGATGTTACGGCTATTAGCGGTACCGATGGTTTGGTCGGCAATACGCTCACGGCTGTCCTTAGTACCAGGGGTACCCCAGAACTTGTAGCGGTCTAACTGGACGGTTTGACCAGGCTGACGAGTGAAGTCGTGGACAACCACAGGCTCCACTGCCATCTCAGCGATGTACGCAGGGTGGGGACGGTAGAGTTCCGCGCCCAAAATCTTTGGAAAGTCGTTATCAATGAACACTTTACTTTATCCTCCAGTGTCGCAGGAATTTATCGGGTGAAAGATTCAGACATTTATATGTCTTATCTAACACAAATTTTAGCAGGCCGTAATTTATTCAATTACATGTACTGCGCTGTAGTCGTGGATGCACGTGCACCCATCGTGTTACTTGAGCCATATTGTTCAGGATCCACGTACTGTTGTTGCTGGAAACCAGGGATACCCATTGCGCCAGGGATAGCACCAAGCGCAGTGCCACCTAGGCCAGCAGCAAGTGCAGAAGCCGGTACTAAACCTGCAGCGGCAATCTTACCTGCCATCCTTTCTTGAGATGGCTTCAAAACAACATTTGCAGCTCTTTCGACAGGAGTGAAAGCTGCCTGCATTAGACCAGAGCGAATTCCTGATTTACTAGGAATTCGTTCAGCCGCTTGCTCCATTTTTTCAGCCAAAGGAAGCAATGCGGAATCTTGAACCTTGGAAACCAGTCCAGGGGAATATTTACCAGCTAGACGAGCTCCAAGTAAGCCAGCCGCACCGCCAAGAGCACCGGCACCTGCGGCGAGTACAGCAGAGCCTGGATCTTCACCTTGAGAAAGGGCGTACCCACCAGTTGCTAAACCAGCAGCGGCAGGCACACCGTACTTAAGAAGAGGGCGCATTGCCTCACTCCATCACAAACAGTTTGTTTGCAACCACGTTGGGCTGGGCGTAGTTCAGAAGACGCCAAGCATTTTCAGGGCTCGTATCCATTTGTTGCTTAAAGCTGCCCCAGAAGTTTTCAGGTTGCTGAGGAGCAGCAGCAGAAGGAGGAGCGGGGACGTTGCCGTAGTTAGCTTGAACCGGAGCGGTGGGATAACCACGGGTTGCCAGTTGAGCTTCATTTTCGTACACGGGGTACGGACCCTCAGGACCAAAGAACTTCAGCGTGTAATCGCTAAGAACGTCAGGGTTGGTCAGGATTTCGTTGTAAGCCAGATTTTCGGTATGCTCAGCAACTGCAAAGTCGGCATAACCGGCAAGCAGGTTGTGTGCGTTGACTGCATAGTCGGCATAACCAGCAATCAGATTTTGTGCGCGGTGGCCCCAGGCTACGGCGCTATCGAGCATTCCTTCGAGTTGAAGGGCGTACTGGTTTAGCAGGGCCGGAGCTTCCACCCCGTACGCGTCGATCACTACTCGGCTTTCCTGGCTCAGACCCAGGTAGTCCGCCACGTCCGCTAAGGAAGGACTCGACGAAGTTTGGGAATAGCTGGGCGATGAGGCCGGGCTGGTTAATGAGGTCGGGGCTGCCGAGTTCCAAGTAGCCGGGCTTTGGGCTTGTCCGTAATTGGCCGGGGTATAGGTCGTCGGAGCTGACGGTTGACCCTGGAACGGGGATTGAACTGGTGCGCTCAGCAGGTTCACCACCTTGTTGAACGCCGATTCCCAAGGATTCCCCGCCGGTGCTTCCGCCGGTTGGGATTGGGGGGCGTACTGAATAGGGGCGGATTGGTAGCTGATATTCGCTTGAGGAATCGCTTGGGGGTAAGCGGTCCCCACTTGGTACGCCACCGGAGCCGCTTGGTAGCTGCTGGGCGCCGGAGCCGCTGCTGTCACGTAGCTGCTCGGGGCTACTGACGGCTGTGCGGGGCTCATCTGTGGGATCGACTGGACGGTAGCGTCCTGCATAACTCATCTCCTTTTGTAAAGCTTCTAACGTTCGATACAGATACGGGGTTAAATCCAATCTTGGATCCGCAGCCATCGGAAGATCCGGTGATTGCGGGTGGGGCGTCTGCATCATTCCCCCCACTAGCTTGGCAAACTGAGAGTAAGCACTCTGCAATTCGTTAACCATCCTGAACGGGAACCCAGATAACATCTCGGCCCGTTCCTCATCCGTCTTAGACGGGAAGAGGTATTTCAGTGCTTCAATGCTATCAACACCTAATTCTTGCAGATTTCGTACCACGATGGAGTTGTTGAGAATATCTTGTGTCGAATCTTCGTACACAGGACCTAACCAGCGCCACAACATTGTGACATCCCCGTCAGGAATCAAGCCCATAACTCCAGGCGGAATCTGTTGAGCCTGAACACAAGCCATCATTAACTGTTTAACTTTATCGTTGTGCTGCTTAAGTGCATCTTCATATGCAGCAACTTCTTCTTCAGATGAGTCTTTGGAAGGTGAAACAGGCTTCTCAAGTCCGGCTGCTTGTGCCAGGGTGTTTTTGAAAAGTTGCTCTTCTTGATAAATAATTAATTCAAGGCAACGACAAATGCCATGAGTATAAATAGCATTTGCTTTTTTCTTTGAAGTTGCAGAAACACGTCCAAACAACGACTTGTATTCAGTTGCCGTTACACCAGCAGAAATTGAAAGTTCATCAACACCGCCAAGAGCAGTACGAATCTCTTCTCGGTACTGACGTGCAAATGCATTTTGGTCACCAGTGATAGCATCTGGGACGATGTACCCAACACGGTCATTTGGCTCCAGGTTGGCAATGACGCGTGGTACGCGGATGGTACCGTCAACTCCACGACTAATTGGATCAGACTTAAACGTCGACCGGCTTAATGCACTGGGACTATTGAAGCCAGAGTTTGCTGCAATAGATGGACGCTGAATAGTGGTATCACCTCCAGCTTCCATAAGGTCCGTCTTAGGACGTGACGAAAGCAATGTTGGGTTACCAAAGAACTGTACGTTCTTACGCATCGTACGAACCATTTCATCGTGAATGATGATATGGTTGGCCATTGAATCAAAGTCGCCAACGCCTTCCGTAGAGAAACCTTTTGGGTTATTAAAGATCTCAACGCAAGGAATAAAACCTAATGTATTTTTAAACGTTTTAGTTTTCCCTGGTACCGCATAGGAGGGCATGTCAAATGACATTTCACCTTCCGAATGGGTTTCTTCAATTTCGTCGGCTTTAATGGAAAGTCTAATGTAGCGCTTTGCACCCTGATCGCCTGTTACAGCCGAGCCAGTGATGCTCTTAATGTTGATCGTGTCATTCAACCCAAAGCCCTTGCGGACTTTATAGCTGTAGATGATGACCACTTCATCTAGCTCACCATCTACGTTGTAATACGAGCGATATTCGTGAGCGCGGAAGTAATAGAGACGGTAGTTAAATTTGGTGGGACGGATGTAAAAAAGACCCTTTCCGTCACACAAAAAGTATTCCCAAATGGAATCCAGGCGGATATCCATCTTGTTGTACTTCAGTACGCGGTCGATAAAATCTTTGCGTTGTGCACCAAAGTTATCTTGAGATGGGAAAAATTCAACCCCTTGGCGAATGCCAAAAAGTTTCATCTGCGCAATATGAGAAGCAATGATACCTGTGTCGACGCCAACGCTCCCATCTTTTTCAAGATAAGAATTAATGATTTCCTTAAGTCGACTTACAGCGTCAGCCACTATTGCTCCTCTGTTTTAGTAATACTAACAATAAATCAAGAAACTGTTTTGTTCTGGAACCCAGCAGGTGGTGTCATTTGCCCAAGCTGAGGGCCCATGTAAAAACCAGCATTACCCATAGGCGTTCCTCCCCCTCCAGGCATGGAAGCACCGGGGACACCTTGCCGCATTATCTCGTGAAATCGCTGAAGGCCCCGCTGCTCTTGAATGGGTCCCAGAAGACGGTCTAGTTTTACTCCGCCCATATAATGCTGAAAATCTGCCTGGGACATGGGAAGGCGCGGGTCTTGTCCAACGGGAATACCAGCTGCCAGTAAGCCGCCGGGCCTTAAGTTACCAGCTGCCCCGGGAACGTTACTTTCGCCTTTTACCACTTGATAAGACATCTGAATCTCTCTTTGCTTCTATTTTACTCTTCTATTACTTCGTAACCAGAGCAATCGTTGACTTTATGCAGAATGATTCCATTTCCTTTTACGTCCCAGTTGAGAATATCCCCTTCCTGCCAGCCAAGCTCGTCAACAACCTCATCGGGTAGCGTGATGTATTGATCTCCGTTTTCGTCCTCCTGGACCTCCAAGATGTAACTCATTTTTCCAAAAGCTTTTCCATTAGCTTATCAAGCTTATTGTTGATCTGCTTAAAGTTATCATGCATTTCTTTGATTTCTCTGAGGAAGTCAACTTTCAATACATACTCCAAAGGCATGCGATTGATTTGATCTTCCAAAATATCAATCCTTCTTTTTTGTGAACCGATATAGTCGTGAGCACCTTGAAGACGCTCTTGTTGACGGTCTAGTATTTTATTGGCCACCCAGCTACCCCCGGTAAATGCGGAGACAAGAGCTGTTAGGCCAAGGGCGAGATATTCAGGACCCACTGGTATAAAGTTTTGATTTTTCTTTATTTATTTTAGAATTAGTAATCAAGTTGCAATTGACCTTTGCGTGCAAGACCTGTGACCAGCCACACTAACGCATCAACACAGTCATCGTGACTACTAACGCCAAAGTTAGTTAGCTCTTCAAACATTGCAGTGAAATTACGGTAGCGATTAAAGATAATCTTTCGGTCTTCAAACATACCAATAATCCCACGGAAACGTGCCAACTTATCTGCGCGGAATCCTTTGACGGGGTGCCAGATTAAGTTATACAGTCCTTCATTGCTTAAGCAAACACGTTTGAAATCTGCTTCTAGCGATGCTTGGTATTGAACAGCTTCGGACCATATATCGCAAGTTGAATAAGTAGGGAAGTAATTGCCACCGTCATCACGACCAAGAATAGACCAATCATTGAGAAGCTCCTTCATAGCATCTAGTTTTTCCAAATTACCCATTACGCGAATACGTCGGTAATCAATAATATGGATGCGGTCGCCAATGCGACCACCAAGAATCATAACTGTGTAATCGTTCTTTTCCTTGATGCCAGCAGACAAGTCAACGCCAATACCAAGAGCATCAAACTCTGTAGAGATTTCAGCCTTGACAATCAATTCAGGTGCCAACGACAGTTCGTTTTGCCTGATAATTTGATTCATGTACTGGAAGGAAAAAGCAATAGGTGCCTGTCGTTTCTTCTCTTTTAGATACTCCAATGACCACATCTCTGGCCAATAGGACATCTCCTCACCAGTCTTGGGATCATTGTGAATTGCAGACAGAATAATCTGCTGCCAATTGTTTTGTTCGTTGAACGTGGTGGAGTGAATGTCATCATGTCTGAAGCGAGTACCAAGGCAGATGGCGCGTGCCCCTTCAAACATCGTTGGTGCAATCACCGCGTTCCAGTTGTCCTGCATCATTTTTCTGATGTCAGGGTTTGCAATATCAGCGGCTGATTTGATGGCGTCATCAATCATCACCAGGTGCGAACGCTTAGAGGTCACTGAACCTTTCAAGCCTGCCGCACAGAGTGTGAATTGCTCGTCACCCGTTACGTCAATACCAGCAAACTTATGGTCAATAGACCAATACTCATTACTGGTTACGTTTTTAAGAAGGCGTACTGTTGGAAAAACTTCTTGATATCGCTTACTTTCAATGATTCGTTTGATGGTTGCAGACTTAGAACGTGCAATATCAACGGTGTAAGAAAGGTAAAGAATCTGAAGAGGAAGCTTGGCAGTTGTATGGATCCCAATGGCCCAGGCTGTCAACAGGCCGAGCACTGTACTTTTTGCTGAGCCACGAGGAGCAAGCAGGTCAACGTTAGGGCCAGCAATCTTGATTAGACAGGAGCTATCTTGATCTGTTACAAACTTGCGGTGCCACTCCTTGTGATGTTCCGCTGGAGGTTTATCGGCTACGTACTCGCAAAAGTAACCGAAGTCATCCCGTGCACGCTGGAGTGAATCCTCGTTCTTATTTTCTCTTACTTTGTAATTCTTGGAGGCAACACGTGCGTTACGCCTGTAAGCAAGATGAAGATAAGAAGGCACTCTATGTCTGCAGTTAAGTTAATACTAACTTATTTATTGGAGCGTGACTCTTTAAACTTACGCGCCTTTTCCAAAGCGGCCTTGTGTTTTTCCTTGTCGTTCATTTGCGAGCCGTCCGCTTTCTTCGCTTCCGTCTTTTTGAAGTGCGCCAGGAGCTGCGGGGGCATTTTGTTTGCCATTTACCTCAGTATTTGGGGGAGTGGTACCAAACATTGCTTTTGCTGTACTGGCGATATCACTCGCACCAGCAACGTTTTGACTAGGGCCAAGGCCCATGCGGGTACGCTGAAGCTCGCGGACAATGTTTGGCATCCGTCCAGCAAGTTCAGGGATATCTGTAGAAGCAGACATTGTTTTGATCTTTTGTTTATTTTATGATTACTATTCTTCTAGCTGCATGCGAGCCCAAACACTCATCGAAGCTTCATGCAGTGGAATCTCAATAGGATCATCTTTAAAAATGAAAACTAACTCACGAATTGCACGATCAGCTCCAGCCATTAGCAAGCCTTTGCGGTCCCTAGAAGAAGTGAAAAGATCTAATTGAGCAATAGTTCCACGAAGTTCTTTTTGCATGCTGGCAATCCTGGCGACTCCCGCATCTCGCTTGACGATATCATCCTCGACAGCTTGGCGTAACTTGCGAATATCTTCCTGCATCTCCTCAATTTCATTGAGAAGAACTTTTCTATGATCAGGTTTTTCAAATTCGCTGTTTACCCATAGGTCACACGCCACAATGCTTCCTTCATAACCAAGAAACCTGGCATAAAGGAAACATTCAATAACAGAGTTGTTGTCTTTACAAAAGGAGAGGTAAGCTTCTTCAGCTGCACTATCCAGATTATCGATCCAGGTTTTAAAAACCTCAATATCGATAAGCTCGCTGGGCCTGGGAGTAATCGCGTGATTCGTCCCTCTCACCGAACTCCTGGGCCTGCTCTGCGGACTTGCGTTGCTCTTCTGCGCCGAGCGCGATGGTTTCACGTTCTTGTTCTCCTTGCTCTTGCATTTTCTCCTTGGAAGAGCCAACGGAGACATCTTGATAGATCTTAGCAACTCCAGCGGCTTTCGTGGCTTTATCTTCGTCGAAAAGCCACGAAAACGGATCTTCGGAATAATCCGAATCAGTGTTAGCAGAATTAGACATTTAAACTACTGTCCCGGTTCTTTTTTTCATCTGAGCCAAAAGATTCCTCAGTGGTATCAAGTTCTTTTTCGGAACGTTTTTTGGCAAATTGATAAGCAACTTCTGCCGCTTTTTTATATAAGTTAAGATCTGAACTTTCAGTGGGCTCAGTCTTTGGCGCGGCAGAAGCTTGCATTATCAGAAGTTCGTCATCATGCTAGCAAGACCTTGCGTCATGGTGCCACGGCGACCTTCAACGCTTTCTTGACGCTTTTGACGCATCTTGGAACCTTCCAGGCGGCTCAGGAGACCTTCGAACTCACCAATATCAAAAGACTTGGGACCATATTGAGATTGATATTGTTCTTTATCAATATCATTTAATTCTTTAATAGCTGCAGCTTTTACAGCCGGATCTTCAGACTTAGATTGAGTAACTAATTGCTGGTAGTACGCACCAGAGGTATACCCGCTTGTAGGGGTAGCAGTAGGAGTCTTGGACATGAGCACCTCAAAGGTTTCTTAAAGTATAGCAAAAGCTATTTTTAAATTATATCAATTAAAAATTAAATGCACCCAGCAAGCCTTGGTAAATACCTGCTTCACCGCCAATGCGTGCAATGTCACGAGAACCTCGCTGGCGTGTTTCCTCTTGTTTGACGCCAAATTCACCACGTGTTTTTTCTACATCACGTGATGTTTCGCCTTGGATTTTTGCAACGTCTTGCAGGCCTGCATTAACAATTGCCTGAAGATTGATATTGTTTTGTGCCTGTATATTTGCAACATCTTTTGCGGATTCACCTGCTTTATCTGCTACGTATTTTTGCGCATTAGCTTGCGTGGTATAACCATACATCTGCGCGTTAGCGGAAATATTTGCAACATTAGCACTGCCTTGGTTTATTAAAGTTTGTAAATTTGATTGAATTTGTCCGTTGAGTTCGCTAAGGCCATACGCAGCCTTATAATTAAACTCATCCTGTGACATGAACTGGCCGTCAAAGCTATACAGGCCATCTGTATTTCCACTAGGAGGTGGAGCAGCCGCAGCAGCCGCAGTCGTAGCAGCCCCAGCGGCGCCACCTGCAGAATAATACGTTTGAGCGTTAGAGTTAAAACTTACGCCACCGGTATTCTTGGCATAGTTTTTTGCTTTATCAATGTCATAGCCGGCGTTTTCAAATTGTTCCAGCTCGTTTTGGGTAATTGTACCTCCAAAGCTTTGGAGGAGTTGTTGTGCTGTTTTTTTTGGCATGGCTATTTTTTTATATTATAAAATTAAAAATTCACATTGCAAGATTCAAATTAGGCGTTCTGTCGAATAGCCCTTTACTCACAACTACTTCACGACTGCGTGCTTCTGGAGTACTCAAAAGCATATTACCAAAAGCAGCAGAAACATCTGCAGGCTTGGAAATACCCATGCCACGGAATGCTTCTGTATAAGCATTTAACTCGCCTTCACTCAGGTTGCGTCCCAAAAGCTGTTGGGCATTTAACTGCATAAAGGGTTGATACCTTTGATACTTAGAAGGATCAACAAAGCCTTGATCCATTGTGGCAAGTTTTTCCGCTTTGCTAAAAGCGTTTTTAACGTTGCCAAATCTTGCGGCATTTAAATATTCTTCTGCTGCTAAATCAGTGGAAATGGCACCGCGTCTAATTTGAGACTCTAAGGTTCCAAACAAATCTGCTGCATCTTGTTTTCCAAACCGTCCGTATCCTTTTGTGATGTCTTGTAGTGCTTTTCTACCCGCTTGGATTCCAAGCATTGAACCAGCGCCTGCGCTTGAGCCAGTACCAAAACTACCTCCGTATGGCGAGGATCGGTTTAATAACTGTTCAAATTGATCACTAGATAGGTTTACTCCTGGCCCAGTGTTTTGCCCTGCATTAAGAATGCTTTCATAAATATTTTTGTCAGGTTTATTTTTTGCCATTCTATTTAGTGCGTTGAATTTATTTTAGATTACACAAACCTGTTAAAGGCGGCTCCATAGCCAGGGGTGCGTGCACCAAAAAGTTCTACATTTCGACGCAATGCATCTCTGCGCGCATCAATTGAGCCATAAGAACCTGGGTTTGTTACCAAGGCGCCTTGCAGTGCGGTATCTTGAGCAAGATTAAAGCGGTCCGCTGGACCACCAAATAAAGTATCAAATTTTTTACCAGCTACATCAAAACCAAAATTAGCAATGGGCGCCTCACGTCCGGCTTGCTGAACTGCTAAAGCTTGTTCTCGTGCAGCAGCCCTTGCTTGATTACCTGCATTCTTACCGCCAGCCGCGCCGATTCCGCTACCAAGTAGGGAAGCTCCTCCTGCAATTACTGTAGCTGTTCCGGGATCTATCATGGCACCTGCGGGTTTAGTGAGCGGCAAAAAAAGAAGACGTGGTCGGCGTAAGATAATTTGCCGGATTAGAAATTGCCATTGCCTATTCCCTTATTATACCTAGCTGATATATTTTCTACGCGCACCAGCTAGATCTTGGGCGTAGATGTTGGCAAGCAAGCCAGGAGTCCTAGATGTGATTTCAACACTAGCCGGATTGTATAAAGTTGTTGCAAGAGCTTGTCCCGTAGACTGAATTGCATTTAAGCCTTGTCCTAACATTTTCCAGCCAAAGGCTTCACGCGCTTCTTGTTGACGCTGCTTGGAAATCTTGTCATACAAAGTATTGTATTTGAGATCACCACGCTCTTCGGTATCTCTTTGCATTTTATTCATCATCCACAACATGCTTTCGTTGCTTCCCTGTGGATAAGGATTAGTTGCTCCTGGTTGTGTGCCAGTAAAACTCGGAGTCAGTGGTGCCACATTCAACATCCCACCAAAAGCAGAATCAGTGGTTCCTGTAGAGCCAGGGGGATTAAGGCCTGCAATTCCACCTAGGAAAGGCAGTTTGGGATCGAAGGAATATGCCATGATCAACCAATCGAAACGTTGGGAGCCGCTAGTACTACGTTGTAGGGGCTAGAAGCGATGTATTGACGGGCAAGAGCACCACGCTCCCGCTGGGCATCTAAGACAAGGTTGCTGGCCGTCCCAAGGACCATCTGCTGCATGTAAGCATTGTTCTGGGAGTTAAGCATCGACTGAGAACGAATTAACTCGTCGTTCTTCATTTTTGCAAGAATTGGATATTCAGCTTTTTGTTGTTCAATATCAACTTGATTTAAACGTTGAGTTAAATCAACGATATTATTTGTGCGCATTGCAAGTTCATTGCGCCCTAACTCAAGGCCCACACCAGCGAGTTGCTTCATGCGTGCAACTTCGGTCTGAAAGTCACCTTTGCCTTCCGTTGGACGATCAGTTACTTCTTGACGGATAGCTTCTGCGCCACTAGCGACCATACCAGGGATAACAGTGCCGCCAAGCATTAACGCACCACCAGCAAGTTTTGCTAGAGGATTATTTGTTTTCAGTAGAGCGGTACCCAGACCAGATGTGAGGGCTCCTGCACCAAGAGCAACGCCTGCTCCTAGTGAACGCCCTGCGGCGGCTTCAGAAGCAGCGGTCATAGCCCCGGGGACCATACCTCCAATGAAAGCGGCGCGACCAAGGCCAGGGCGATTGGCAAGTCCCTGGAGAAGCTCGCCACCTTGTTGAACAGCACCTTCTAAAACTTTTTTACCACCACGCATTTTTTCTGTTACTTTTTCGCGTGCCCTGGCGAGAAAATCTTGCGAAGTAGGCGTAGAAGTATTGTAATTTAACGTACTGTAAGGTGCCTGTACAGGCGACGACCAGGGATCTGAATATACAGCCATTATTAAAAATGTTTCTTATAAAATAGATTCTATCAGTACTGCATACTTTCGTATTCAGCAGTCGTTGGCAGCCTTGGGCGATTACCGGCGGCAACAACTTCGTTGGCTACATTACCTGCAAGAATGCCACCAAGAGAACCAGCAAGTCCTGCAATAGCTGATTTACGGAAGCGCCCAGGACCTTGAGTGGAACGTGCTGCTACACCAGCAGCGGCAGCACCACCAAGAACACCAAGAGCAGAAGGAATAGTAACGGGATAGTTCATCAAACGAACTTCCGGTACTCCTTGGAGATTTTCAGGAGTTGCTTTAATGATGCCAAAAAGACCGTTGTCTTGATAATAAGAACGCATGTAGTTACCATAACGTTCGGGTGTAAGGCTAGGAATATCTTGTTTGGCAGTTTCGTATTTCAAAGGCTGGCCTGTGCGCCCCAGGAACAACCGTTCAAATCCTTCTTGTACTGGCTGCTCTGTTTGCCGGCGATCATCAGCTCCTTCTGGTGAATAATTCTGAGCAAAGCCTTTGGGGCGGAACATTTCACCAACATTAGTCAGGTCATATGCACCAGCAACGGCAATGCCAGGGCCAAGGGCTGCAAGGTTAATAAGACCAGTTTTAAGTGGTCCCATTTCTTTTGCTGCTTGTTTACCAATAGCAGCGCCGCCTACCATATCAGCAATTGCGTTGGGATGGTTGCTACGCCACAACAGCATCCGCGTGCCGTCGTTGGTAAGGTCAGTAACTACGCGAGCTGCATAGGCTCCTGCAAATTGAGCCGGAGTTTGACGTGCACTAATTCCTTCTGCTTGAATCCCCTCACGAAAAGATTTAGCCCCTCTTGTTCCAGGGACAATTGAAAGACTATCTATTTCAAACTCACGCTGAAGACGTTCAGTTGTCTTGGCACCTTTTGCTAACGCCTGTAATACGTTCATAGTCCCAGCTCCAGGCCAGTACGTTGTAATGCACGTTTTACAGCATCAGGAAGTTCAACTTCTGTACCCGCTACAGGCGGGTAAATGTAGTTGTTGAGAAATTGATTGCGATTAGGTAAGCCGGCGGTTTGATATTGAGTATAAGGAGCAACTTCTTGGGGAACTTCCATGCCATTTACGGCGGCACGTTGCATCATTTGATGCATGATCGTTTGATCTTGTGACATGGCCGTAGGTTCTACTTGTCGTGCCATCCCGCCACCCATTACAAGATCAGCAGCAACAGGAGAAATAATAGAACCAATTAAGTTTGCTGCTCCTTCTAATCTTGAAGGAACATGTTCGGTAACTTGTTTTCCGGTTTCGTTAATTACGGTCCGATATTTACCAGGTCTTGCAGCCCTTGCAGCCAGGGTCAATGGATAGGCCAGGGCAAAATCAGTTGCAGCAGATGCAACACCTAAGGCTGGCCCACCTGCCATCAAACCAAAACCACCAGCAAGTGCACTGCCAGCACCAACGCTACCGGCAACCGATTTAAGGTCTGCCTTGGTTAACCCTTTAGCAACGCCAGCTAATCTCACTGTATTGTCAAATTCTTTTCTTTATTGTACTCAACCTACGTTTAACTTTCTTACGTCTGAATGTCCAGGCGTTTTTGATTTACTAAGCAATTCCGCAACAGAAGTATTTCCCTTGACTTCGTTATCTACGCGGCGCTCTGCTGCTTTCATGAGCAAGCCTTTGGGATCTGGGTTAGAAGCACGTGGCATTGGATTTTTTGCTTTTTTTTCTCCAGGGATGGTAGGACTGAGTTGGTAAACACTCAACCAAAGGGCGTCATAGCCAGGTTGATCTTCTGGGCGTTGCGACGTTAATGCCCTGCCGTTTTGAAAATCATAGTCTTCAACACGTTTAAATCTACCTATATTGGCAAAGACTTCGTACTCTTCTGCAGTTTCTCCAACAAAATTCAAACCTGGATTAAGTTGAAGCTTGCGCGTCATCATCTTGCGCAATAGATCGCTTTGTGTAAAGCGCGATGGATTCCAGGGATATTGCCCTTCGCTGGCCTGTGATTGAAACAGCTCATCAAAGTTAAGCTGCCGTTTTTTTGTAAACGGGTCTTTTGCGTAATTAATATATCGGCCTAGGTCCAGGCGTGAATCTTTAGCCATTAACCCTCAGTTTGTTTTTCTTTTTTCTTCTTGTGTAATCCTACCAAGGTTTGACGCAGCCGTGCTTGCTTGACGGTTTTCTCATCGTACTTATCTGGATCAGACAATACGTTTTCTTGAAGCTGAGCAGAGGTAATACCTTTACGCTTAGCTTTGGCAGTGAAGGCGCCTTCTTTAATATCAGCGCCTTGAATCCATTTTTTATCTTTCTTTTTTTCTTTGGTCATCACAGTAAGTTTTGCTTGAAACGAGTAAGGAAACCTTCTGCTTCCTTAGGTTTATTTGATAATTGTAGCGTTCTCAATTTGCTTGACACATCTATCGATGCACGTTTGGTAAGTTGCCGTTGTGCATTGTAGGCATCGGTCTCGTTGCCGTACATAGACAACTCTCCGAGTTGTTCGTTGGACAGCGTTGAGTACGGATCACGTAAATTTTCTAAGTCTGTTTTACTTACCAACTCGGTAGGGCGACGTTCAGCAGCAGAAGAATATTCGTATCCCAACTCGCCATATTCAGACTCACCAAACTCACCACGTTTACGCACGGCGCCAGAAGCATATTTAGGTTCTAAGCCATAAACACCTAAACCACCACCTTCTGGTTCAATGTCTTCCCGGGTAATGCGTCCCATGCCACGGATACCACCCGAATAACCAGCTTGTTGTGAGGCTGGTTTACTTACACGTTCTGGATCGCCTTGACGCAGGGGCTCCACAGAACCAATGTTTTCCCGTACCAAGATCTCACTTGGCATTCCCACACGGTTAATGCGTGCAGTTTGTTCTTTTAAAGGTTGCATTACTGCCTGACCTTCTGGGAAGTTACCGCGCATATTTTGGAGAAGTTGACGTTCTAGTGCTTCTCCTGCAAAGCCTTGTGCGTTGAGTTGAGCGCGTTGATTACTTGAGACCTCACGTGCCGTGTCAATTAACGAAGGTCCACTTACCTCTTGTTGAAGGATGCGCTCGGCGGTATTTTTTAAAGCTGTTGCACGTGCAATTCGATCATTAACTTGTCTTGTTTGCGCCAGGTTCTCAGTTGTGTAGTCGTAATCAAGATCAACTTCCTGAGCGCGCAAGTAACGTTTACCTTGTTCAACTAAAGCGTCAATCCGTCCGCCACCTTCAGCTTGATCCAAGGGCAAACCATCTGGCATACTAGCGGCAACAGTATTGATTGCATGGTCTGGTACGTAGCCAGCGGCTTGGGGAGGAGTTGCCTGCTCTAATGGAATACCTTGCCGTACTTTGACTTGGTCTTCTGCAAAATCAATACGACCAATATCAATATCTTCGTTTCGTTGTAACGCATTCTTGATGCGTCCTGTCATTTGGTCTTCGCCTGACTGCAAAGCACCTAATGCCTGGTTTGTTAAACCAAAATCTTCTTGTCGTTGTTTGGCAGCGTTAAGCAAGCGTTGGGTTGCGTCTACACGACGAGCTTCCGCAAGTTCTTGGGATACAGGTCCAAGGATTCTTTCGTTAATATCTTTTGGATCAGGACGATATGTTTTACCGTACCCAAAACGTGGAGATCCTTGCGTATAGCGGGAAGGTGCGTTGCTGAAATCAATTTCTTGCGCAGTTGGTTCTGGAATTGCTTGTTGTAATTGACGATTGAACACTTCAAAAGATTCTTGCTCAGTAGGCATGACGCTACGAGCAACAACTTTGGAAGGAGCAGGTTCGGAAGCGGCAAATTTTAAAGGTACAGCTGCAGCTTCTCGCACACCCTGCGCCATTTCCGAAAGATCACCTTGGCGGACGCCAGCAGTTGCAGATTTATTAGGACCTTTAGGAATTTGTGCTCCACGACGCATCAAATTACGCGCGCCCAACACACCACCAGCTAAAGCACCAAGGCCCAGGGCGGCTGTACCAATGGAGGCAAGTAGATTTGACTCTTGTTGCGGGGCTTTGAGTTGATTGCGGCGAAATTCAAGTACAGCAGGCGCCATCTGCGCCCTTTCTTCAGGATCTTCTGGGACTGGAGTTCCAGTGGCACGGCTATATGCGTAAAAATCGGCCGGTGCTAACGCCATTAGAAACTATTTGCTTACTAAATTCTTGATATTTGTATTTTACGTGGTGTTATGCGAAAAATAGATGCTATAGACTAAGAACATTGCTGAAGTTTAACGTCCAATTAGGGCAAAAACTAATTTTTTACAATGGAAGCAAACGATAGAGCCCAACGAATTGTTGCTTTAAAGGCAATTAAAGCCAAAGCAGAGGAAATGGTTGACTCGGGAGCCAGTCCAATTGAAGTACGTACTTTTATTCAGGGTTCCAGGGGGGAATTAGCCCGCCAAAAACCCGATTGGGAGCAATATGCCAAAGCTATTAATGCTGCAGAAGCTGCAAGAAATACTTTTTAAAGCTAAGAAGAACATAAGTTGATATGCCGAGGATAACACCTCGGCTTTTTTGTGTAAAAACTTGGGCTAACTAGGTAAAACCATCACAAAGATTGAATATTACTTAATTTTTTGCTTCGAAATGGCCCCTTATAGGACCAAAAAGGTAAATGATTTTCCTGAGCCTTCTCCAATACTCCCTCCGAGATTGATTGTGGGAAGAAAAAAAGAAAGGTGGGGTACCTTGAAATTTACCTAGCAATAAGCGAGGAGGATAAGAGTATATTGCGCCAAGAAATTAATGAAACAATCGTAGGTATGTTTACTTATTGTTCTTTTGAACGGAATAAGGACATTTACCTACTGTTTTATGTGTAAATCCACACATTTCGGGCGCTATTTAGGGTCAAACCCCTTGCTACTACACGGTTCAAATAGGACAGTGATCTGATTGTGATCAGATAAGACTGTTTAATTCCGATGAATTAGCTCGGGATTACACGTCAAGCTGGACGTTAAACGTAGCATCAAACCCACATCAACTCAACGCCATGCGTTATCAATTCCCCAACGTAGCTCCAGTCATCTGTGGCTTTGCAGTCCTCATTGGTATCGGTACGCAAGTAACCGTACACCAATTGGACAAAGCAACAGCACAGCAATGTGCGAACCACGACTGGCCCAAGGAAGCACACGATGTCCACATGGACTGGTGTGCTGCCAACAGCTACCCAACCAACTGAGTAACAGGCGTGATGCCGAGGGATCGAATCCCTCACTCAGTATTGCCTCCAGCGGAGATAGGCACCGCACACATGGAGATATCCATGGACCTGACAACAGGTTGGCAGAAGCATTCCAATGTACCTGGTGGTTATCACCTGGTGTACCACGACACCTGGATTGGTGAAGTATCCATTGTCACTGGACCGAAAGGTTCAGGGCTAATGGCAGCTAACGATCCAGGTCAAGAACCCACTTACGAAGTGTGGTTCCCAGGAATGGTGAATCCAACCGGTCACTTAACCCTTGATGAGATCAAAGGAATCATCAAGTACATGCGTCAACACGAGGAAGAACGCATGATGTATGCCGACGAAGACAACTGATCCGTCTAAGCGGGAGGCAGGGTGCAAACCCCTGCCCAGTTATTGCCACAATGCCGTGGCATCTACACTACACAACATGGGTATCCGCAAAGGACTAGCCAATGCACTCATCTCAACAGCAGCAATGCTGGAGAGTGACAAATCTAAGGAGTATGTCAGCACCAAGCTGAATGAATACCGTATACGTGCAGCAGCACTGCTGATGCCTAACGATATGGCATTCGTCATTACTCCCAAGACTGAACTCTGACTTCTGCACTAAGGGCTTACGGGCCTTTACTGCAGGACTCAACATCCTGTCATCAACACTACCTCAATTCAACAGTGACAACACCTGCACTAGTCTACAAACCATCCGCCGAACAACAGTACCGCGTCACATGGTATGGCGGCGAATCAACCCAGTTTCACTTTGAGAAGCTGTGGAATACATTCGACCCAGACACCGATGCCGAATGGCAAGAGTGGCTAGACCGTGACGTACGTACACTTGGCGGTGGTGTACCAACAAGTATGAAGGAGATGCTCATGGAAATGGAGGACTACTATCATTACTCCATTGACATGGAACTAGAGCGCAAGCTTCAACACATGTGATCCTTCTCAACACACTCAACTCAACTCAACTGATCATGAAAGACAACTACCTCTCTAACGCTGTGCTGGCCATTGTTATGGGCGTAGGAGCAGGCATGCTCTTATCCGTAGGAGCACAGAAGTTACTCAACAACTATCACGTCAAGCATTGCCCAGCGAAAGCAGGGCATCAACTGATATACATGCATAGCTTTCTAGGCGATGCATACTATTGCCTGGATAAGCGTACACTCTGACGTTTGCACTAAGGGCCTTCGGGCCCTTTCTGCAGACCTCATCGTCTGCACACACTCAACCTAATTACAGACTGAATGAAACACACGGTCCGATTATCACCAGGGCGATTCGTCCACCTAGATTCTTACCATGTGTCTCATGAGACTCGCTTTAGTAAGATCTGCGTGGTAGCCCTATCATTTATCATGTCCGCAATCACAGTATCTGCTGTGGTCGGCATTGATATCACCAACCCAACTCCTACTCAACACCATGACAACACTCAGCGCTAACACCAAACTTATCGAGGATCGCATTCAACAACTCTGCGAGACTCTCCAAGATAAGTTCTACAAACAGTACAACAACCCCGTAGCTTTCGAAGTTAAGCGCGGGGTTAAGTACTACAAGATCATCCATGTCTCTAGTCCTGGTACCAAGTATGAAGGCAGATCAGTCCATGCATTTGTCGCAAGACAGACAGGGACTGTGTATAAGCCTGCATCATGGAAGGCACCAGCGGAACATGCACGGTACCAACTACTAGATGACCAATCATTTGAAACCTGCCTACACAATTGTGACTGGGCGGGTTCATACCTTTATATGAGGTAAGTATAGGGGTCACCCCCTGACTCCCACCTGAACAGCCAGCACCAAAGTAATGGCTGTTTAGTTATTAAGATTTTTGATAAACAACGGTTATTAAGATTCCAAGTATTAGATGGACCTGAGTATGTCCTTAAACTACTCACCATCCACTCCACTTGACTCCAATGAAATCACGCATCTCCGTCCTTAAAGAAGACCAGATCTGGGAACTGCGTTGCAAAGGTTATCGCTACGATCTGATCGCTAGCATTGTCAACTGCAGTCCCATATCCATGACTAAGGTCCTCCGCAGGGTGAGGCAACGTCCTCCCCTCAAGGAAGACCCAATCAAACGTGGACGCTACCGTGGCTTCTTAAGTGATGCCCAGGTAAATGACATTCGTAACCGTGCTAAGTACAATGAATCCATTGGGTTTATTGCCAGGGCTTACGACATGACGCCAGCGGCCATCTATGCAATCGTAACGAACAAGACCTATAAGGAACCTTGTCGTGATGATGCATTCATCCCCAACTTTACCAATAGACTCATGCGTTAGTACATAAGTACTACGTATGGTCCTGAGTATGACCTTAAACTACTCACCGTTCCAACTCAATTCAAACCATGAGAGACCTTGCATTCATTGATGAGCAACGTAATGCAGACTTGCTTGATGCCATGGCAGACATTGCCTATGAGCAGGAGCAAGCCATGCGTGAGTCCAATCAATCTGATTGGGATGGCATTGACGAGATCTCTGTAGAGGAACGTTATGCCTGCGATCATTACAATGAAAGGTTTGCTTACCCATCCATTTACCACGGTGACTGACCATGACTAAAGCAACTCAACGTACTCAAGTGTGGGATGAGGATCCAGTGATCCTCTTCATCACACTAATTTCAATCTCAATCACACTCATCGGAGATCTCATCTCATGTCTCTTCAACCTGAACAACTGCTCATCGCAGACGCACTCGGCTACGAACCCTTCGACCAAGAAGAAGGTGAGCAGCAGTTCCAAGCAGAGACAGACTTCCAGGACGCACCCAAAGGCGCCATCGCCTGCACTGGTAACGTCTACAGAACCAAGCGAGGAGTCCTCAGGTGCTACTGGATCCCAGCCGGTGGCAACTACTCAGCCCAGGACAAGGAGGATCTCGAAGGATGGTACGACATCCCAAGCAACGAAGACATCGAGACGTGGACGTTCGACAGTTGCTGTCCTACCCCAGCAGGAGATGAAGTCGAACCAGACCACCCAGATTCCTGGCTTAGGATTCTCGGCTTGATCCAACCTATCTCACATAACACTAGCGTTATGATGACATTCGCTATTCGCGAATAGAGAATATGATTTCAACCATGTGCACTACACTCCTGTGCCTGGCTCAATACTTTGGGTCGGGCACAACATATACACAGTCATACAATGCAGTTGCATTCAAAGTCCAAGATACTTTTTACTTCTGTACCAAGGCATCTGGACTATATAACTGCGTAACTAATCAAGGTCGATACCACTGAGGATTCGACTGTTGATAATTGTATATAGTCTCTTCTCTTAGCTGTTGCGCAGGTGAGAGAGGAGACATCACATCATAAGTATCCCCGCCAGGCCCAAGGATTGCATTACTTTGTTGCATCACTTGAGGCTTGGCACCAAACCTAAATCTTGCTTCGATTGACGGATCGTTTACTCCGACATTCAAGCCAAAGTTATTACCCATTACACCAAATTGTCCAGTCATTGGATTCAAGTTGACTGATCCAGTATCATCTTTGAATTCCATTGACCCACGATTAAATAATGAGCCAAATACATTGCCTAACTGCTGCACATCCGCAGGTGCAGACGGGTTATTAAACTGCGTTGACAACAACGTATCTTTTAACGCAGGGCCCCAAGCACCTGCTAAGCGTGTACCAAAGTTAGGCATCAATCTAAAGTTGTTTTTACAATAATAAGACAGGGGTATTGCCAGATAACTACTGGCCTACCCCCCACACCCCCACTAGAAGTACCAGAGGCACACTTTAATCTATAAGAGTTACCTCTGTACTGCACACCATTCACTCACTTACAAACCATGACTAAGCACTACTCCTTCACAGAGACAGACATCACCTTCATCCATGATGCTCTCTGCTCACTAGCAGAAGTACTCACTGCAGATGATGTGGTACACCAGCATAAAGACTTGGTTATTGCCAGGCTTGCTGAGGTAACTGACATCATTGATTCTCAGATCAATGCTCCGTTTAAACCTACATCATTCCTCAATGAATACTACAAGCTTGCTGAAGTTCTCGAAGAACTGAAAGCTATCTCTCAACGTGAGAGCAAGCGTCACGAAGTGGATCAACATCTCACTCCCTCCATGCTTGCCATGGTGGATGATGAAATTATCCCCATGCTTGAGAACGAGATGGACTACGACCCATCAGATGAAGACCTTGGCTATGGCGGTGAGCCGCCTATGACAGCAGACGAAATGCACACAGCTGCATGGCGTCAGCACCAGGAGCTTCACAGCTAACAGCCCTACCGCAAGGTTAAGGAAACATTAAGACCATTGGTCATGGCTTGACTGCCCTGGTAGACTTGCCATGACCACACTCAACTCACACTACGTACCAATCAAATGTCTGACAGCTTGCGCATCCCAGACTCAATTGATCTTCAACGACTCCAAGCTATGCAGCTTGTAGCCAAGATGAAAGAATCAGCTGACAAACATGGTATTGGTTTCATCGGGGGCTTTGTTGCCCCCGATGGACAAAAGTTCATCATGACAAATATGGATGATGATGACACTCAAGCACTCCTACCTGACAACCTGAAATGAACACGACTCACAAATTGATGATCGACGGAATCATTGATACCTTCAACTTTGAAAAAGTTCATGTTGCCATGACAGTACTTGACTGGCAATGGGCATCAAGAGAAGGTAGGGGTTATGCAGTACCAACAATTGCAGAACTCAAAGCAAAGGCCTATTACTTACTACAAGAATCCATTACAGAAACATGTGTTTCATCTGGTGGATTTGAAGCTAAGTATCAGCCTGCAGACAATAGCGATTCGGAGTATTTCGAATTGAAATTCATTCTTTGCCACGAGGATTCCTACGATGACTGACAAGTCACCTATCAACTTTGACAAGACAATTGCTGGATTCAATGTCACTGAACATGGAATCAAATCGTTTACTAAGTCGATTAAACTTGGGCCATTCCGGGTAACACTTAACGCTAGAGAATCTGGTGTACGTGGATCTATCTCATTACCTGGCACAGGCTTGAGTAAACGCAACATCAAGTTGTTCTGATCCAAGGACCTGGGATGTCCTTAAACTCATCCACTCCACCTCAACATAATCTCATGAACAGCACTGAACTACACGCCATGATTGCCCGCATGGACAGCTATGGCGGATCATTCGTCTCATCTATTGCACAAGCATTGCGCTTTGCTGATCCAACGAATCGGCAGCGTTTGCTTGATGCATTCCCTGACCTCGTCCAACAGTATGGACCTGAAGGCCGGTTTGCCAAAGCCAAGCAACTCACATAGGTGTAACTCATGATTGTTTTGTTAATCGAAGACACATTCATTGATGGCAACGATGTCACAGTTACAGCAGTGGTTGACGACATGCGTCTCATCCATCGGTCAACTTACCTTGACCCTGAAGAATATGCTCCTGCGTTATGCAGGGCTAGCTTCGAACTGGATGAGGGAGAACAAATCCCTCTTGACGAAGATGGCTTCTGCAGTTATCTTACTCACCTCGAGCCTAACTGGGAACTACTTCCAGTAGACAACGACTAACCGTACGTCCTGGACATGACGTTAAACTGTCCACTCACTACGAACTCACTACGAACTTACCATGGAATTCCGTCTTCCTTCTAACCTCCAATCAGAACTACTGGCTTACGATCCCAAGTTTAAACAACTGCACCAGGAACAGAACCCTAAGGTTACTAAGGCTAAGCCTAAGTTTCCACTTGGCGCTGTATTTGATTTGATTCCTGCTGATGTCATCAGACCTGCAGCAGTAGAAGAAGCAGTAACTAGCATCAACTCCAGGGGTATAGAAAATCGTCACCATCGATTTACCAAGGTGGTAAATATTGCTACACCTACTGCACGTACTATCACACATGCTGTCATCTATCACTATGAGAAAGTGTGGTATGCAGCATGGCTACCACCTAAAGGACACGAAGATGACTATGTGTATGGCTATGCTTACGCTTATAAGAATCTAGATTCAGTACGCAAGTCTTTGCTTCATATCTTGATTGAGAACAACAGCAAGCGTACTGTTGAATACGTTAAGTATGGACGGAGTGAATTCTGTGTTGTACGTCACAATGTAACCAAGCAAGACATTGCTAATGGCATGACTGCAAAGATGTGGAACCCAGGATATATTTCGTACGGCAAAGGCGTTTACATTAGAGACGCTGCTAATGCTTTTGAATCTACGCTGTCTGAAACAATACCTAAATGGCATGATTCACGTGGCTTCTTTGATCGCATTGCTATCAACGACTGGGCCACCATCCTTCAGCTCAAAGGATATGCACGTTATTGGGATCAGTTTGATGATGCAGCACAAGCCAAGCGTGATCTACTTCCTTCTGCTGATCTTATCTATAATCTTGCAGCTACTTACCCAAGTAATAACTCATTGCATGAGCATGATACTTATCTTGCAAGTCGCGTTATTCATATCATTGGCAAACCATACTTCCGCAAATGGATGCAATCACAATGTGATGAGGCCATTGCAATGTTCCAGGATCCAGATAATAACTTGTTTTACAAGATAACTCAACCATGGAAACGTATTCACAAGCTAATCAAGTCTATTGATTACGTTAATAAGATTTGGCCTGACTGTCCCATTGATTTCTATCAATCACACGTGCAAGAACTATTGGGCTTGCATCTTGACCGTAGGACAACAGACAAAGCAATTACCTGGTTGCGTGCCAACATGCAGCCATCTTCTTTCTTTAATATGATTGCATTGCATTATGCAAAGCAAGCAGAAGATGTAGCTCTTGCTCATCGGCATACCTGTTACATAGCTACCGAGACTGGAGTCAATACATTCTTCATAAGTGAATGGCATGACACCTTGTCAATGCTTGGCGACGTACTAGACCATGGCATGCCTATGCCTACACCAAAGCGTTGGCGTCTCACTGAGTTCCATGATCATGTGCAAGCAGAAGCATGGAAGATCAAGCATCCAAACGTTAGCCTGCCCCAGGATCTATTCCCTGCTCCTGTCAAGGTAGAGGTGGGTGATGAGCGTTGGTCATTCTTCCAGCCTCATGACACACATCAATTGTCAGCATGGGGCCAGGCTGTACGTAACTGCGTCGGCAATGCCAAGGACTATGCTAATGGCGTACGCAAGAAGAAACATTTCATTGTGCTTTGTATGGTTGACAACAAGCCTCAGTTCACTGTTCAACTTAAGGTTGACATGGGTATGATGACAGTCAGCCAGATTGTTGGCATCTCTAACCAAAGGTTGACGGATGAGCAAAAGGATGCCTACACACAAGCCTTTAGCAAGGCGTTGCATTCCCGCAATGATGAGCTAGAGTCTGCGTAGCCCGCACAGGCTTGCCAGCCTTAGCCTCGATACTAGGGCTGGCATTCATCCATGACTGAGTACACCGACGACCAACTGCTGGCACAAGCACTTGCCAATCTTGGTGAGTACATACATACTCATGGTACGCCTGACTATGTATTGATTGATGCAGACGATCCTCGTAACGAGGAAGACTATGACACATGGAGTTATGGTACTGAGCCATTACCCCATGACCACACTTGGCAGCATACATCAATTGATGTATGCATAAGTCCAAGTGAGCCCGAGTAGCCCAGCGGAAGAGGCAAGCGACTTAAAATCGCTCCAGCGTGAGTTCGAATCTCACCTCGGGTACCAAACTACACATTGCACATTTGAATTATGTCAGCTCAAAACAATTATCTTGACATCATTGCTGCTTGCATAGGAGATGTTTCAGACTCCATTGATGCAATTGATACAAAAGACATTGTACTTTCAATCAGTGAACTAGCCAATGTCTTGAAAGAGACTAATAAACTATTGAAAGAAGTAGCTGATAGCAATAAAGCTATTGCTATGAATGCTTATCAATATGTAGCAAACAAAGTTTGATTAAACTTGGGCATCCGCAAGGTATAAGTCCCAAGTATCACCCATCTACTCAACTCAAACACAATGAACATCTTTGCCTGCTTCAAGCACATCATCCCTGAGTTCCATGCATACTCAGATGCCGACCAGCGTTACAACATTGGTGCTACCTGGACAGCACAGGATGGTCTCCATGACTACCACAACTTAGAGATCAAGTACGTCCACAACTCTGAGCGGCTTGCGCTCCAGGGCGATCCACAGCCTGATGGCAGCTGGCGGTACGTAGCTCCTGATGGTGGCATCCATGTCATGTCAGCAGAGCGTGCACGTGCCTTCATGGAGCAGACCCATGCCCATGCCAACATCATGTGCGGCATGCTTGACCGTCTTAAGGAAAACGGAATGCTAGATCAGGTGGTAGACACGCAGGCCCAAGCAGCGTAGAATTCATCCGGAAATATCTGGGACCCCTGCGCAAGCGGGGGTCTTTCTCTATGAATCAACCCAGTCCAATTGATACTGATCTCATTGATCAAATTGTTGCACACATACCTGACTGGGCATGGGATCCTGTATGTCAAGTACTTGTGCCTGCAATTGTTGACAACATGACTGGTTTTGTTATTGAAAAACTAACTGGACAGTATGACAACTTTGATCGAGCAGAGGAAATTCTGTTTGATTATTACAAACCATTGGACAAGAAACATGCTTTAATTGTTGATTGTTTTAAATTGTTAAGCCCGCATGTAACTGTCGACATGCTTGATGCCCTTAACTTAGATCAACTTAAATCCAACGAAACAAATGAAATGCCATCAGTGTCAATCAACTAACACACGTGTCACGTGTACTGATCATCACGAGACATTAACCAAGCGCTACATCCGTTGCTTGGATTGCGGTTGTAAGTTTCGTACTATTGAAAAGTATGAAGTGTACAAGCGTGGTCCTAAGAAAAGCGGTAAGCTTCCTGATACACAAGGATCTAAGAATGGATTCTCAGTATTGACTGAGCAAAACATCTTGGATATCCGCAAGTTGAAACAAGATGGCAAAACTAATTTTGCTATCTCAGTTATCTACGGTATCAACCGTGGACACGTTTCAAAAATTGTCAATCGCAAAGTCTGGACTCACATCTGATGTCAAACAGAACCAATCGAATCTTTCAAGTTGGTGATCGTGTTGCCGAACGTCCCAAGACTCATGGCATGGTTGCAGTACGTGCTGAAGCCAAGGAACAAGTAGCTAAGTATCGCAGTCAACGGTACGGAACAGTGGTTGACTTTACTTCCAAGAAGATTAAGTCTGGTGGTTACCAAAAGTTTCTTGTGATCCAATGGGATCATCTGCAAACACCATGCGAACATGCACGTGGTCGCATCTGTCACCTTGATGAGTTTCCGAAACTCATGCGTGAAACAACTGTTGTTTACTGATTACCATGACTGAACACCCGATTACACCGCCGCCTGAGCTGGTAAAGCAGTGGCGCTCTGAGCCCGAATACTCAGACGGTCACCACAAGATCACAATGGTAACCATGTCGCAAGATCGCCTAATGGAGATTTGCGAAAAGTCCGCTTTACACGGCGCCGACCAGGAGCTGGAGGCGTGCTGCGTATTGATGGACAAATGGGACCTCGGCGGCCCAGACCTGCGTGAATGCCGCCGCCCAAAACCTCCGAGTTTGAAGGAACAGGCACTAGAAACGCTGAAATATCCAAAAGATTTTTGGAGTGAAGCTGAGGTGGACACCATTCGTTTAGCACTGGAGCAACTTGATGACTGATCTTTCCCCTGCTAGTCAAGCAATCCTTGATGCTATTGCTGAATGGGAAGTAGAACCTGATTCGTATTCCCATCAAATTGTTATTGCTACTCTCTATGCATTAGCATCACGCATTAAAGGAGCCGACCATATTCGGCAAGACATTTTAGACATTGCCAACGAACTGGAGAACATCAATGGTTAGCTATCTCACCAGGAAGATGACTGATAAAGACTTCTATCTTTCTCAGGCATCTAGGCCAAGACCAGCTACTGCCTTCAGTCAATACCGTGGTGTAAGCCGAGGTAACAAAGGTATGTACAGGGCAATGCTGACCTTCAAAGGGAAGCGCTACTACCTTGGTAATCATGTCAATGAGATTGATGCAGCACGTGCCTATAACAAAGCAGCGCTTGCAATCATTGGTGACTATGCTTTACTAAACGAAATTCCAAGTGATGACAATGTCTAATGCCAAGCTGGTTTGGGTAACTCCCAATGCAGAAGAAATGATTGTGAAGATGGCACGCGTAAGTGCGCCATCAAACCAAGGCAACATGGATACAGCGCCACGCCTGTTGAAGTACTTGATTAATCACAAGCATCATTCACCATTTGAGATGGCCAATCTTTGTGTTGAAATCGAAACAACTCGTGGTATTTCAGCGCAGATCCTGAGGCACCGTTCATTCTCGTTCCAAGAATTCAGTCAGCGTTATGCAGACGTAGGTGAACTAGGCTCATCTGTTATCCCACATCTGCGCAGGCAAGACCTCAAGAATCGTCAGAACAGTATTGACGATCTGTCTCCTGATGTAATTGCTGGGTACTACCGACGCATTGGCCATCTGTTTGAAGATGCAGAACATCTGTACCGCGAGATGGTTAGCAGTGGTGTTGCCAAGGAATGTGCACGTGCTGTACTTCCTATTGCAACCAAGACAAAGATGTATATGAACGGAACGCTCCGTTCATGGATCCACTATCTGCAACTGCGTTGTGATGTAAGTACTCAGCTTGAGCATCGGCAAATTGCAGAAGAGATTAAAGAGATTTTCTGCGAACAATTCCCCATCATTGGCGAGGCTGTATTCGAATGACTGACAAACCTTCTAAGAAATGGATTCGTGATTACGACTATGCAATGTTTGAAGTGGAATACGATCAAACATTAAATGAGTATATAGATTACATAAAAGAATTAATCAATGAAGGATGGGAAGGTATTGAAATGGTGCCCCGGGGATATGACAATTGTTATTATCCATTCCTTTATAAAACACGTATGGAAACAGATGTTGAATTCCAAGCTCGTTTAGAACTTGCAGAAAAAGAACAGAAAAAGAAAATTAAAGCTGCGGAAAGGAAACGTAGACAGTACGAAAAACTTAAAAAGGAATTTGAACCCAATGGAATACCCAATTAAAGAGCTTGCCATTCAACACTGGGAAGCTCTTGTACTAGGTGGATTGGATGGACGTGAGTACACAGACTCAATGCTCTACATCCGCAATGCCTTGAACTTTGTGCCAGATGATTTGATGTCTGGTGTGGTTAAGGTGGTGGATGGTGAGCACTCTCTCGTACTGACCTGCCCGCCGTCCACCGGCGACGGAATGCCTAGTGACTCCTGAAAAACTACGAACAGATCGTAGCACCAAATCCCCTGCGCTGCAGGGGACCTGGTCAAATATATTTTTTTATGGCTACAATGACAATGAATTAACTTTCACGTAAATGCATCCCGAAGAAGCCAGGAAACTTTTCTTTAAAGAAGTTGACAATTGTTATTGGAATCCAAAGCTAAGTATCAAAGTTGCTCCTAACGGAGATCGTACTATTGTTACGTCAGCTGCATTGCAAAAAGATGAACCACTTGTTGTTTTAAATAAAAACGCGTCTTTTAGTGCAGCCAAATGCATTGAGCATTCCAAGGAAAACATTTCTACTATTCCTAAATCAATAATTATTCCTGCATATCTTTATCAGGTTTATACAAAGCATGGCGCTAATGTGCCAGATGGTTATTCGTATTATTTTGATTCGTTGCCAACATATGAATGGTACGCACAAAACCATGAGCTGCTTAAAGTTTATTTACAATTAACTGAATCACGAAAAGAAGAATTAAAAGAATCTTGTTTTTTGTTTGATCAAATTAATTCTCTTAGCGAGTGGGCAAAGCAACTGCCTGAACATCAACTAGACAAAGAGCAAGCTATTCGCAGTGTTCTTATAACCATGACTAGGTGCTGGCCTTCTTCTATTGGGTTGGTACCATGGCTTGACTTTTCTAATCATCATTACGATGGAAGTGTTTTAAAGAACGAAGGAACTACGATTACAGCTTCTCATGAATACGAAGAAAATGAAGAGGTCAATGTAAGTTATGGCTTGAAAGATAGTCTTCAGCTATTAAATATCTATGGTTATGAAACAAAAGAGAAAACGGTTGGGATTAAATTTCCTTCAATTTCTACTTTTGCTTTAGCTTCTGATCCATCGCTTAAAGCTTATGCTCACGCTTCGGCCTCTGCCACATGTTTACTTGGAAAGAACTTAAGGAATTTTGATTTCTTTATTTCACACATGAGGCTTTGTGTGTTTAATAAATTTGATGCTCTTGCGGTTTCCGATTTAGGAACAGAATATAAAACTTTTTTAAATGAGCGTAATGAGCTAGAAGCTTTAAAACTTTCTTTGAGTATTATTCAATCTACGCGTAAAGATATTGAAGAACTAAAAACTAAAACCAAAGAATTTATGCAAACATTTCCTGAATCTTTTGAAAATGATTTCAAAG